GCTATACCGTCACGAACTAGTCCTTCGAAACGTGGGTTGTTTGACACGTTTACGATGTTGCTCAGTGTGTTAAGTGTATACTCAACAGACGGATCAACGATGGCTACCAAGTTGCTGTCTGGTACGTTCTGTTTTTTCAGAGCGTAACGTGCATAAGCAAACTCTTTCAGGGAGATAACTGCCCCTGATCCTGTAGAACCAACACGCATTGAGATGCCATTGATTGCTTCGGCTGAGTTAGCTGATACGCCAGATTCTGGAGCAGCGAGAGTTGTTGTCTCGAAGTGTTCCATGATTGCACGTTCTTGTTCAGGTACAAAGCGTGACATTAATTCTGAAGAATAGAATGTGTCTTGCTCTGCTTTTTTAGTCATATAAGTAGCTGATGAAAGATACTTATCCACTGTGAATGTGAAGTTACCTGTGTCTAATGGACGGTAAGTAACGGCACTGTCCTCAGTGTAGTTGTCTACCTGTGCCTGACCGATAGATGGGATGTTGAAAGTGTTTCCATCAGGAAAACCGTCAAGCATACGCACATATCGTTGTGCCATCATCTCTTCACGCAGAATGTCCTTTAATTCTGATGAATAGACCTGAGCACGTTGCAGGAACGAGGTATTAGATGTGGTCATTGCCATGTCTAAGTTCCTTTAATTATGCACCAAACTTATCGCCAAGTCGAGCTTTATCCTCAAACATTTGTTGCTGCGTCTTAGCGGAATAGTACAAGTTACGATTTTCTCTACGTAGTTTTTGATAGTAATCGAAATTACGCTCCGTAGAGGGTTGCATTGAAACACCCTCAGTTCGAACAGAACCACTGACCATAGGGTCAACAGGACGTTTGTTCTCACCTATAAGAGCAAAGAACGCATTAGGTGACTCAGCAGCAATCTCTCGTAAACGATCTATTGACATACCAAGCTCTGTTGCTTTCTTTTCGATTTGAGCCTTGGCTTCAGTGCCAAAGCTTCCCTCTAGCTCTTTGTCAACGAGTTCTAAGTTGGTCTGCACTTTTGCTTGCAACTCTCGTTGATTGAGTGTTTTTTCTACAAGGCTCTTCAGGTCTTCCTCGTTAACAGCCCCAGTGGTGTTCTGTGTGTTAACGCTAGTGTTATCATTTGGCACTTCAGGGTTTACTGCACTAGTTTCAGTAGCCTTATTCTGAAGTTGGGTTAAAATTTCGCTCTGATAATCTTGCTTCTTCATATCCTCTCGCATACTAGCTAACTGATCTTCAAGATTTTTTATGTAGCCATCTGCTTCAAGTTTACCTTTGGCAAGAGTTTCAGGGTCACGCCAGTTTTCCCCTTTTGCCTGTACGAGTTTGTCAAGAAAAGATTCCTGTACAGGGGTTGCTTGTTCTTGATTCTCGTTGTTCTGATTATCCTGTGTGGTTGCAGTGTTATCAGTAAATACCATAGTTTCATCCCTTATCTAGGTTAATAAGATCGAGCACTTGGGTTAGTGCTCTGGTGTAGCCGATACGATCAGCCATTTTATGTGACCAATTTGGATTATTATAATCCGCTGTAGTCACTCTCTCCTCAAGCATAGACTCAAGAATTTCTTCTAGAAGTAAAAGACTTTCTGAGTTAGACAAAAGAGTTTGTTTAACTTTATCTTTTTCTTCTTGTGTTGTGCATTTTCTATACCAAGCAGTTTTCATTATTTTTTCATAGACTTCTTTGATTTTTTCTTTTTATCTTTTTTCTTCTTGGTTGTGTTTTTGTATTCCATAACTTTACCTTTTTTGTACGGCATTACATTCCTAGCTCCTGTTTTTGTACTAACATTTCTTCATTTTGCATTTCAGCTTCTTGTACTTCTTGCTGAGTTTCTAGTTGTTCTTGAACCATTATATTTTCTGAGAACAGTGTAGGTTCACCCAACTCTTCTGCTAGTATTCTAGCAAACTCTTTACCTGACATATGTGCAGCTACAGTTGGGTCAGATAGTTTGATCTGGTAAAGTTGTGTTAAGCTCTGTACTCTCCTAGCTCTTTCAGCAAAGTGTCTAGCACCAACAGGAACTATTTTACCAGAGGCAGTTATGTCATCCTTAGTTATTGTTCTAAATATTACAGCGTTGGTTGGTGTATCAAACACTCTTATTGTATCAGAGACATTCATTCTTCTTCGTGATACTTCAAACATTGCGTTTAGTATAGGCTCTAAGAATACTCTTTCAAAGTGTGCAGTCTTGTGTTCAAATATTCTTGACGCTGCATTTTGTAATGTCTGAACTTCAAAGGCTGTCTTCTCACCTGCTGTTCTGATACCCATAGCTTGCCTAGGTGCACCAGCCATTTCTTCCATTTTGTTTTCTAGAGCTTGTATCTGAAAGTCAGCGTTTAGTGCTGTACTGTCAGGGGCTAAGTAACCTACATCACCTTCTTCACCCATGTAAATACGTGTGGCTGGTGAAAAGTCAAAGTCCTCTACGTCACCTCTGATCTTTAGTATTGGGTAGGCTATCTGATCAAAGACATCAGCCTTGAGGTTTTCTAGGTGATCTATACGATACTGCATACCGACAAGATTGTCAAGTGGACCCATAGCGTATAGGTTGTCTGGTCTTGGTCTCCACCCTGCGTGATAGATCGGGGAGTGACCTAAGTAACTTGGGTTTTCCTCGTTGGCTAAAACATAAGCTCTATCAACTATAGTAATAATTCTATCTTCGTGAAGCTTATCCTTGTCTTCATCATAGAAGTCACCGTAAAAAGTTAAGACCTCTACATAGTTTGATTCGTAGTATTGTTCTATAGATGTAAAACCATCAGCAATAAAACCATCAGCTTTGTGTTGAGTTTCAGAACTTTTGACTGCTGCTCTAGCACCCATCATCTTATCAAAGACCGCTTTCATATATTCTTTAGTCGGGTCTTCTTCGATCATTTTCTTTATCTCACCCAAGGTTTTTATTGATCGTATAATCTTAGGTGACTTTTGAAAAGTAGAAGCTGTAGGATTAAAACAAATATCAAACGGTGATATTCTTACAACCCTTGGTCCTATGTAGTTTACTACTAGGTTTTCATCCTCTTTCTCTTGATAGTTTTCTTCCCATGTAACTGTAGCAAAACAATTACCGTACTGAATGTAATCATACAAAAGGTCTGAGGCTGTATTAACAAAGTTAGACTGCTTGATCTTATTTTCCATATAAGACTGAACAGCTTCTCTCTTTACCTTTACATTATCATCACTTGACTTAGCCTCAAATCTAAACCAAATGTTTTGTGGAAACAATGTAGCAAAGTAGTTAGCATGGAGATTGTCCATGATTTGAGTAAGCTTTGGTGTAGTCGTACTGTTTGACCAAGGTAGCATAGCGTTCTTAGTTGTACGTGTATCTGTTGCGTACAAGTAATTACGTAACTCTTTCCACTCTTCTACTTTCTCACTTCTTTTTACAGACCATTCACGCCACTGTTCTGCGATTTGAACAGCCATATTGTCTGGGCTTATTATGTATTCTAAGTCAATAGTTTCGCCAGCCATTATCGACCACCTCTAAATTTATTGTTAGCCCACACTATATTACTCCCACTTGATCTTCTTATTACTCTGGCTGGCTTGATTGCCATATCCACGACAGAAGCTAAAGCGTCAATTATGTCATCGTGAGCAGGGTTTCTTGATGACAACTCTTCTTCTAATAATTGAGTGTTACCACCTCTGTAGTGCCAGATACTCATGTTATCATAACGTGGTTCAAGTATCGAAGCTATACGTTCTTGTTTGTTACCTTGACTTTTGTTAGGTCTATACTCGTCAATGCTTATAGCTAGTCCGTGTTGTTTGATAAGCTCTTTGAGTTGCTTAACGATTGCCATTTGTGCGACTGTTGTTTCTGCTCTGAGCTTTCTGAATGACCACTTGTTTGACATGTGGAGTATGTTCTCGAAGTAATCAGATATTCTGTCAGTCCTGAATCTGTCGATGTCCAAGACGTAGACGTTGTTTTCTGCATCAATACCTATCACAACTATTGCTGTATAGTCAGCACGTTTGTTTAAACTAAAAGCAAAGTCAACAGCAGCGAAGATGTTTAGTCTACTATCTTTGTAGAACAAGTAGCCGTTGTCTTCTTTTATATGTTTTCTTTCGTAGTACTGAAACTTATCTGGTGATACAGGTACGTTATCAGGGTCACTAGGATCGTTATAGTACTGTGCTCTAAACTGTCCTTTGTCTAGATACTGACCACGTTTCTTAGCTAGTATCTTCATGTCAAACCCAAACCACTTACCGTCTTT